ATGGAAACAGGCACAGTAAAATGGTTTAATGGCGACAAGGGTTTTGGGTTTATCACACGTGAAAACGGTGATGATGTCTTCGCCCACTTCTCAGCTATTCAAAGCGATGGCTTCAAAACACTTGATGAAGGTCAATCAGTGACTTTCGATGTTGAAAGTGGCGATCGCGGTTTGCAAGCAGCAAACATCGTTAAAGCTTAATAAGACAAAAAGCTCACTAAGGTGAGCTTTTTTTATTTTCATTTAAATACATTAACAGTTCGACTGAATTGACCACTGATTATTTTTGATAAGGGTTTGACAATTTGGTTATTGATATGCTAAATTATTTTAGTAACGTTATCCCAGCACATACATAATATTTAATGATGGTCATAACAACCATAACCATCGTCCTTCTTTGCATTCTTAATTATAAGCTAACATAATATAAAAAATACTCCAGATTATTATTGTAAGTGCTGGGACGTTAGGGGAGACGAGCCATGATTTACTTTTGATGTAAATCATGGCTTTTTTGTAATCAATTCATTAAAAAGCGAGTCAGGTTAACCGTCGTTTTAGGTAGCTTCTCAAATCGCATTTTTATATAGAAAAAACCAGTATAAATTTTGCTGGTTTTTTTGTTACGAAATTTGTAGCATTTTTGTAGCACTGAACTCAAAAAATAGTGAAAACTGACGAAAACCGCTGACAACTCTAAACAGCCTAAAACCCTTACGTACCAATGGTTTACGCAACAAAAAACCGCTCTACCAACAATCGTAGTAAAGCGGTAAAAATGCGTTGAGGGGGAGTGTTAATCATTGGTATATCAATGGTTTAATGCCTATTGTAGCCAAAATGTAGCCCTTTAAACCTTATTTAACAAATCAAGCATCTTGTTTGTTTCTTCGGTACGTTTTTTGTTCAGTAGGTGGGCATAGGTGCTTAACGTAATGTTAACATCAGCATGACCTAGCCTCTCACTAACAAATTGAATTGCTAGGTCATTAGCCAAAAGGTAACTAGCATGGGTGTGACGAAGACCGTGGAACGTAATAATTTTGCTATTTATTTTTTCAAGATAGCGTCTTAACTGTTTGTTAGCAGCGTTATCAGTAGGTGGAGTACCGTTATCACTCTCAAATGCAAACTCATTCCCAAACGTCCATTTTTTTGCAATATCCATAAATACCTTTGGCATTACGATGATGCGGTTTGAAGTTTGCGTTTTTGTATTTTTAAATTTTTGATCGTGTATCTGCCACGATTTATTGACGTTTATCACATTTTTTTCAAAATCAAAATCTTCTAGCGTCAAGCCGGCCACCTCTGAAAAACGCATGCCAGAATATATTGCTGTTAATATCATTCTACTCGTCGCAGCTTCATTATCCTTTATTGAAAGTATCAAGTTTTCCATTTCTTCAGCTTCAAGAAACTTTAATTGCTTATCTTTGCTTTTGACTACTGAATATGTTTTGACGTTTCTAGTAAAATCTTTCTTTATAAAATCTTCATCAACAGCATATCTAATAAACGCGCTTGTGATATTTTTTATGTGAGATACAGAAGACAGCACGTGATCAGAACCATAATCATTAATTAGTTTTTGAAAATCTTTTGAAGTTAATTCAGATAACTTTTTTCCGTCCCATTTTTCTTTTAATAATGATAACGTTCTTTTGTACCACTGCTTTGTAGCAGTTTCCAATTGCGGTTCTTTAAACACGTGGTACCAGTCTTCAAATGCCTCAGTAAATAGGTGGTCTTTGACAACTAGGTCTTCATTTTGTTTTTTAAACTCAATATCATTTGCCCAAATGGTAGCGTCTCGTTTAGTTGTGAAACCAGACATCGTTTTACGGATACGAGTTTTACCATTCATGATTGATACGTTAGCCGTCCAAGTCTTACCACGTTTATATATTGATGCCATAATAAAAACCTCCTTTAAAAAGGGGGCTTATATCTGTTATAATCTAATAGAACGCCCCGTGCGTTTGTTATAGTTCTTAGCACACCCAGTGAACTTTTGCAGGTTAGGGTGTGCTTTTTTATTGTCTTATTTTTTAACTTCTTCAAAGTCACCATCAATAATATTTGATGACTGTTCTTTTTTCTCTTCGCGTGATCCAATTACATAAAAGAATAATAGGGCACCTACGATAATCGCAACCCAAACAAAGTGGTCTAAGAACAAGCTTATGATACTCGTTACAATAACGGCTAATATGAGCCACGGAATTAAACGCACTAGTCCTACAAATGCGAACCATATTAACATAATTATTCCGACAATACCGATTAAAAACATTATTAATCACTTCCTTTCAGCCCAAAAATTCTTTGATAGTTTCGTTTGCGTTTTCAACAACTTTATATTCTGATTTTAACTGTTCTATATCAACTTCTAAATAATTAAGAACATCAACTAAATGAAATAGCTTTTTGCTTGACTGACGTATTTTTTCTAATTTATGCTCCGTTGGTACAACAGGAAGAATAATAGACTTTGCTGATTTTGAATTTGCTGATTTAAATACACGAACTGGTTTTTTTAGTTTATTTTCAATCAATTTGCTTAGGTGAATCCCTATTTGCTTATTAAGTTCATTGGCATACCAAGGTAAATACTCTAACCTATTCCTGAAATAAACTAGAGAATCTTCTTCTCTCATGCGGCAATCAGACCAAAAATATGTTTTAAGCAAGTCCTCTTCATTAATTTTATCCCAGGTATCTGAATTATGAAAATAATGTAATTCAAGTTTACTGGATACTAAATTAGGAGTAACCATATATTGATAATCGTTGTCATCTGAATAACCGCCACGATATCCTATTGGAACTTGGACGTTTGCAAGAAATTTTCCATCATCTAAATAATTTTTAATTGTCTCTTCTTCCAGATCAAACGCTTGTTGTTCAGTTAAATTTGTCTTGATTTTTTTAACATCAATTTCATAGGATTCTGAAATTCTCCTAAAAATATCATTTCTATTTAAATCTTTAAAACGGTTGTCTCTGCCTTTACCAACGTAGAAAACCTCTCCGGTTTGTTTTATGTAATATTCATACACATAATAAACAAATTCATCATTCTTACCTATATTCATCGGCGTGGGGTTAACTTTGCCCAGACCTAACCTAAATCCGTATTCGCACATTGTTTTTCTCCGTAAAAGTTATTAATATACAATCAATGTATACAAATTTATTCTACTCTCGAAAGGACTATTGGTGTTAACACATCTTGAACCATATCAATTAATTTTCCAGGTATACCATTAATTTGCATGAATTCAACATAGCTTCTAATGTGGTGTACATCAGTCGTCAAAAACTTTATCGCCCAGCGGTTTGCCTCTGCTTCGTTTTTAATGCTATTGCAACGATGGTCAGTATGAAGGATAAAGTGGGCTATTTCGTGAGCCATAACGTATACAAATTCTGGACTGTTCAGTATTTTTCCACTGACTAGTATTTTGTTGTTAATTGTTACAGCGTCTGCATGAAGATCGTTGTAGACCGTGACTGTCAGTCCCAATTTTTCAAGTATATTCCAAACTTTTTCTTCGTTGTTCATACATTATTTTTCCTCAAATAACCGGCGCAGAATTTCTTTGTCATTATCATCAAGCTCATGACCGCCCCACGTTAATGGAACAGAACGGTCAACCGCTTCTGACAAATCGACACCGCTCAACATTTTTTCAGTTTCAGTCATATAGTGGTTTGGTTCATCAGTCCTGCCTAATAGATAATCTGTTGAGACATTAAGTACAGTGGCGACTTGTTCTAGATTTTCAGACTTAGGGCTGTTTCTATCCCAATTATAAATGGATTTATTACTCAATCCTGCCTTTAGTGCTAGTGTTTCTAAAGACATTCCTCGTAATTTCGCCATATCTTTTGTGCGTGAAAGTAGTGTCATATCAATGTTTATCCAGTTTCCAGAAATGTTAGTATAAATCTTTGACTAAAAGTGTTGACATAGTCAAAGTTTTATACTATACTAAATCTTGTAAGTTAGTTACTAAGTTTTAAGCAAAACAAAAACACCTACAAATTTATCTATCTTGGCGGAGTGATAAGGCTAGTAGTCCTTTGTTTATGCTTGTTTATACTGCAATTATAGTATAAAACTTTGACCGTGTAAAGCAAACTTACAACTAATTATATGAAACTTACTAAGTTTTGTAGGAAAGGAGGCAACATGACAGAACAAATGATTGTAGACGCTGCAAAGATGTTTAAAAAGCGTGTTAAAGATGAACTTTATGACCGTGAATGGACACAACGTGATTTAGCTTATGCGATTGGTGTGACAGAGGCATCGCTAAGCTTAGCAATCAACACGTTCGCGGTTAATAAGTCGTCACGAGACGTTCGAGAAAAGGTTCGTAAGCTATTTAACATTTCTGATGTTTAAGGAGGAAAAACATGCCAATGTTTGAAAGCAGGAGCTACCTGCAAAAAGAAATCATTGATAAGAATCATCTCGACATGCACTTAGCAACGTTCTATAAATTTCTCAAACGTGAGAAAAACTTTCCAAATCCATTCTTTGTGAGTGGCAACCGAAAGAAATGGGACGGCACAGCAATTCAGTATTGGCTTGATAAGAAGTCAGGGAGGTAACACATGAGTTCACGGTTAAAAAGGGGTTTACAACAAGAAACTGAATACTGGTTGCGACAAAGCAAGCTAAGCCGTTTCTTCAACGGTGTGTCAGACGAAATTATCAACGGAAAGCGTTACTTGTTATCAGGCGATACGTTGGCAGCGCTACAAGAAAGTGGGTGGATCGCATGATGGATAACTACCCGAATGGAATGAGCCGTTCAGACTTAATCCACGTTGGCGAGATTGCAGAGCCGCGTGAAAGTCGTCTCGATTGGCTACGAAGCGAACGTGCAAAGGCACTTGATGAGATTGACCAAGTGAACGATTACATCAATGAACTTGACGATGAGATAAATCAATTGGAGTTTGGAGATGAATAGTATTTTGAGGTTATATGAGCAATGAGAAAAGCAGACAGACAGTACGCCTTATACAAAGGAGATGAATTTATAACGGAAGGTACACCACGTGATATTGCTAAAAAGACTGGTAAGACATTTGATAGTTTAATGTATTACACGACACCAGCATATCGCCGGCTAGTTGAAAAAGCCAAAGGTGGTCGTTTGGAGATGGTAGAAATTGAATATGACGATGAAAGTTAACTACGACTTAATGATTGAACATGCTAAAGGTGAATTAGATAGATCAATTAAGGAATTAAGATTCTATCGAATGTACACCTCAAAGCTAGAAACTGGTTTTACCAGAAAGGAAAATATTCGCAACCTACAAAATCGCAAAAGAATGTTTGAACAACGAGTTCGAATGCTAGAGGAACAAAAAAACGCCCAATAACGAGTGCAATCGCTATGGACGTAATACAAATTAAGGTTAGGTACATTATAACACATGAAATCAGAAGCGATTTTACAAACAAAAATCATCAAGTTTCTAAGGCATGAGGGACGGTTTGTGATTAAGACACAAGGTGGCACACCTGGAACAGATACAGGAACACCTGATGTAATTACAATCTATCCAGATGGACGATTTATCGGCTTAGAAATTAAACGTCCAGATGGCGGTGGCGTTGTCAGTCCTGAACAAAATGCAGTAGGAAAACAAATCCAACGTAATCAAGGACTATGGTATGTGATTGACAGTTGGGAAAAGTTTGAGGAGGTATGGCGAGATGTCACAACCCTCATTTAAGTTATATGACGCACAGCAACAGCAATTAGATAAATCGCACCCAACATATTACTACATCATGAAAATGGGAACAGGTAAGACTGTGGTAGGTTTGTCGCACGCCATGAAATGGTTCTCTATTAACGATGTAATTGTGGTAGCCCCTCGACAAGTGGTTAACGCCAAGTCTTGGCAGAAGGACGCAAAGTTAGTTGGCTTTAAAAACAACTTACAAGTTATCACAACGGACGGTGTTAAAAAGTTAGACAACATTGATGTTCAAAATAAGCTACTAATTGTTGATGAAGCTCATAAATTCAAAAACAAATCAGCACGATCTAAAAAATTAAATGAATTACTAAAAGCATCAGCAGGGTTTGTGTTTCTATCTGGAACGCCAACTAATGGTAAGTATGATGACTTAGAAATGTACGCACTGTACTTTAGACATGTTCGTACCATGAAACAGTTTAAAGACCTGTACAAGGTAGCTGAAACGCCTCATTGGAGTAAATATCCTATCTGGCACGTTGGCAAGAACGAACAGCGATTAACGAGTTGGTTTCAATCAATTACATCAGATGTTGTGAATTTAGATGATATTGCCGAACTACCTGATGTGATTGAAAATGTTATCGACTTTGACCCAGACCGTGAGTACAAGAAAACGAAAATGTCGTATCGAAAAGACGACAAGGTTATCTTTGCTAATCCAACAGCTAGACGTATTTATCAGAGACAAAATCAAAACAACAAGGCAAAACTCGAATGGCTTGATAGTGTCAAAGAAGAGTATGCAAAAGACAAAACAATTATATTTTACACGTATGACAACGAGCTTGATTTGTTAAATGAAGCGTTGAAAGATTACACGGTTGGTCATGTCAACGGTCACGAGTATACACCAGGTGGTGACTTCACATTAATCCAAATCACAAGTGGTTCAGGGTTGACGTTGAACGAGTACAAGCACGCAATCTGGTGGTCACTACCTGATAGCTCTATTGACTTTGACCAGTCAAAATATCGCAATTATCGTATCGGTCAAGACACTAAAATAACACGTGATTATCTAGTGGTTCATGGCACGATTGACGATAGTATCTGGAACGCATTGATATTAAAACAAAATTTCAATGCAGAAATGTTTGAGGATTAGATTATGACAGAAACAGCAGTACATGTCACAACTTTAGAGCAGTGGAAGTCGGTTTTGGATGTTTGGTTTAAGCAAGGATATGCTTGGCCAGCTGGAGACAAAGAATATAGCGAACACATATTTGAAAAACGGTGGAAGATTTTTATTTTTAGATGATTACATTACTTATAGTTTTTCTAACTCTGATTCTAAACCATTTATTGAATACGAAGAGTTCATGGCACAACAGAAAGAGGATAAAGAAATGGCAATGGTTTATGAAGTTTCACAATCAGTATTTGACGAATTGCAAAGGATTAGAGCTAACGAAGGTACGTCTTTGATTGGATCTATAACTTGGAATGCACAATTTATTAAATCAATCGAGGTTGGCAACAAAGCTATTCTTAGATATTTAGCTGATGACCCAGCAATTGAGTTCAAGGTTAAAGAGCCGTTGTATCGTTTATGGCGTGTTGATGATACTGGAACAAAATCATACATGAAATTTGTGTATGGGACACCAGACTGGACTAACTTAAAATCTGGAGCTTTCACAGCACCACTAGAAGAAATCAAAAAGTGGAATAACCCAGCTTGGGAAGTCGAGAAGGTACAACATGGAAAATGATTTAAAAAAAGTTATCCAAAAAGCAATTGATTTGAATGTTCAGCGCATGTCACCTACGCGAGCACGAAAGTTCAGTGAAAACCCAGCACGTGCCTTGTATGATTTGACCGGTGATTATCCATGGTGGACTGGTGACAATAAGGCGCTTGACTACGGCACAATCGTCCACACGTACGCTGAAAACGGCACGCTAGATGATTTACCCGAAGAGACATTAGAACGCGTTAAATCGAAGCGTGGTGGCTTGCTATCGTGGACTAATGAAGCCGTAAAGGTTGGTCAATCTTTATCAGAATACTTTGACAATATCAAAGGTGAAAAAATATATGAGCAAGAGTTGACTATTAGTAATGATGACGGTTCACGGTTTCATGGTTTCGCCGATGTGATTAACGATGATGACGGTGATGTGAGTGTCTACGATATTAAAACATTGCAAAGCATGGAATTTGATAAGTGGATTCAACGCGAATGGGCGCCTGATTCACTTGAACAATATATCAAACAAATTGCGTTTTATTCACTAGTACTTGGCACAGAAAAAGCAACGCTGGTATTTATCAAAAAGTCTGACAAGACACCATTTATTCACGAGTATACGTTGAGTCAAGGCGAGTTAAAACAAGCACAACTCGATGTGTGTGATGAGATGAAAAGCGCCCTAGAAATTGCACGAGGACATGGCAACCCAGCAGCAGTTAACGATGGTAGTGAGTGGGCTTATCACTATTTTGGAGGAAAGATATGATCACAATTAATAAACCAAGCAAGGATATTCAACTAAAGAGTCCTTTGCCGAATAACATCATGGTCTCAGGTGAGGCTATGGCTGGAAAAACTACATTTGTAGGTGACTTTCCAACACCGTTCTTCTTGTCATTTGACGGTAACGCTATTAAAGAAGGACGTGATGGTGTTGACTTACACGAATCAATGTCATGGCGTGAAGTCATTGATGTTATTCCACAAATCAAGTCAGCAGGTTATAAAACAATCGTCATTGATACGATTGAAGATTTACTTGATGGCATTGAAAAAGAAATTACTAATGGTGGCACAATCGCTGATATGAATAATAGTTTCACAGGTTGGTCAAATCTTAACGGTCACTTTAAAAAAATCATTCTTGAAGTTGTCAAAAGTGATTTAACCGCAGTGTTCATTGCACGAACGACAACAGATGCTGATGGTGAAATCCAAAGCGACGCCAGAGCGAAAAACTTCTCGTGGTTAAAAGGTCGAATTGATGGTGAAATTTACATCATCAAAGACGGTCACAAACCGGAGTGGCGCGCGCACCGTGGTTATTGGAAAAAAGAAGAATTACCACCGCACCTCGCAAATGTAGCCGACCCAGAACGTGAAGGTCAAGAACGTAAAGCAGCGGCATTAGCACGTCGCGAAGCACTATTGAACAAGAAAACAGGAGATAAGAACTAATGACAGATTTTAACGATATTTTCAACCAAGCAGCTAACGCAACTAACGAAGACGTTGTATCAGAAGGCGGATTCAATCCACTTGAAGAAGGCATTTACAACTTGACGATTACTGATGTGCGCTTTGATCCATTCAAGAATGGTCAATCGTTTGCAGTCGATTACGCAACTCAAAACGGTGAACAAGCTAGTGAGACATTTAGTATCGAAACTCGTGACAAGAATGGTGCACAAGTGAAGATGAGCCGCTTACAGAACAACGTTAATCGCCTTACAGCTTTAATCGTATCTGTTCAAATGGCTGGTATCTTATCAGCTGACGACTTCCGCAAGGGAGACGAACATGTTGCAGAAGTATTGCTTGCACTTGTTGACTTAACATTCTGGTCAAAGGTCACGCAACGTGACTACGAAGACGCCAAAGGTAATAAGCATGTCAACAACAACTTCACACACTCGAAAGAAGAAATCACAGAATGAGAAAGATTGAGGCAGTAAACACTTTAAAATCAGGATACAGAATAACACCTGTGGTTGACAAAAAGCCGATACTGCCTTTTGCAACAGTTGAGAGCGATAAGCGGTGGGTGTTGACCAATTGGAAACCAGATTATGATATTGCAGTTATTGCAGGTGGCGATGATTGGTTCGTAGTTGATTTTGATAATCAGCAAGTTTATGACCGTTTAGCACCACTGGTCAGCTACGGTTATATTGAGAAAACGACACGCGGATATCATGCTTTCTTCAAACAACCAGATGAGCCGTTGACGCAAAAGATTGGTTTAGTAGCAGGTGTCGACATCAAGGCTAGCAAAAATAACTATGTTGTCATTCACAGTGAGTTGCCAGAACTAGATGACTTGCCAGAACCGAGTGACGAGTTGCTTGATTTCATTCGGAATACCGAACCAGAAGTTAAAAACGCAAAGGGTTTTGTCACAAGCAATGATGACGAGTTTCTCTCACAACCATTGTTCGATGTGATTAAAAATGGTTGGGGTGAAGTTGGAACACATGATGATACGATTGTTAGTTTTATCTGGATGTTGTTCGCAATGGGTGCTAGTTATGAGGCGGTCAGCTACATGGTGATGTTAGCGGACGAGTCAACGCAAACATCAACATACAAACCGCAAGAGCTATTAAAAAAAGTTGATAACGCATGGGAAAAATGGAGGCGTTAAATGAAAGCAGCACAAGTCGCTGAAATTATCCGCAAGACAGATTTAGAACTAGCGATGGATGATTTCACAGGAAAGGTTATCAATCGCAAACGAGCATTGATTGAAAATACTTGGGTCGAAGCTGGTGAAATAAACGATCACTTTTTTCCAATACTTCAGGTCTATCTCGAACGTACATTCGACGGCATGTTTCCGCCGAATAAGATACGGGAGGCGTTAAACATCATCGCAGTTGAAAATCAATTTAGCGAACCGGCTGAAACATTTGATAGGCATGAGAAAAATTGGGATGGCGTGAAGCGATTAGATTCACTAGGAACGGTGTTCTTTGGTAATCCAGCAGCTGATGAAGCAATCAAGACAATGATCATGTACATGGTTGCTGGTGCTTATGGCTACACCGTTGATTGGCAGTACACAATTGACTTTATTGGCCGTCAAGGTACTGGAAAAACACAATTTTTGAAACGAATAGGCGGTCAATACTATACAGACCAAATTACATCATTCCGAGACAAAGACAGTTTAGAAGTGATGAGTGGCAGCTTATTGGTAAATGATGACGAGATGCTCGTTTCAAGTGGTAAGTCAGCAATTGAATTTAAGAAATTTGTTTCAAGTACGAAGTTAACATTTAGAGCGAGCTACGGTTATGTTAGCGCAACACATCGGCGACGGTTTGTTATCGCTAGAACGACAAATGATTTCGGCTATATCAAAGACTTGACTGGTAATCGTCGTATTGTACCGGTGATTGTTAACGAGAAAAACCGTGAACGACACCCAGCAACTATCACAAATATTGAAGCAAGCAAGATAGTTGGTGAGGCTGTACATGAATTTGATTGGGATAAATTGCAAGCAGACGCAAGACGATTTGACAAGACGATTGGCACGACGATGGCTGAAACGATTAATGAATTGACGAGTGATGGTGAGTTTGTAGATAAGATTAGAGAATTTGTTGAACGGCAAACTGATTCGTTTACTAAGAAAGACGTTTTCTTATTCATGACATCAAACGACCCAGCATTATTAGAATCTGGATCAAGTCGTTTCATCAATCGCAAAATCGTTGATGCATTGAGTGCAATTGGCTATCGAGAGAAAGTCGTTAAGGTCGATGGTAAATCAAAACGTTTGATGGTAAATGATGACGAAAGCCTAAACGAAGCAGATGAGGCAGATATATTTGAACGGTTACTAAAATAGCAAAAATCGGTTACGACAAGACTTATTTTGCGACAAGTTTAAATCAGTTAATTTATGGTTGCAATTAGATTATCAAAAATCAAATTGTAATTATAAAAAATAGAAACGTTGATAAATCAACACGGCACAAAATCAAAAATTTGTCGTAACCAAACTTGTAACCGCTGAAATTCATGTGAGAGTAAGGCGTAGGTTACATGGTTACTAGTTACAAGTAACTATATATATATATATATATTTTATATAAGGTAAGGGTAAAGGGGTTATTTGCGTAACTCTGTAACCGACAGGGTGGGTGGAGGAATAAGAAAGTGCGATGAGATTATCGCAACAGGTGGAAAGAAAAGAAATGAATAAATCAGGATATATCGTTCAAATTAAAAATGAGTATTTCTTCCTGAACAACATCACGCAAGACGTCAACAAGGCGTATTCGTACAAGTTGGAAGAATTAGCTGATACTGATTGGGTTAAGCGCTACGATCCAAAATATGACAACCCACAGTATCGTCAGCGACTACGTGACACGATTATTAAAAGAATCAGCTATCTGTACCGTGAAAAAGTTGGTAGATTCTTCGTGTTAGATAATCACGGCAAGATGATTGAAATTTAGAAAGTGTGACGAGATGAAATTCACCAGCGAAAAAGTTAATGAATTGCTCGGTGTTGATGAAGCATTCAAAGTTCCAAACAAGTTAATGTCAATCATGATGAATCGTGAACAACGTGAGCAAACGTTTAAAGCATTTTTGGAAGTTGAGCGCGATACATCGTTTGATTGGTTTCACGAATATTTTGAAAGTGAACAGTCCGAGCGTAAGACTAAGAAGCAAGATTTCACGCCAAACAGTGTTTCTGACATTATGACGAAACTTGTTGGGAAAGCAGATACCTACTTTGAATCAGCAGCTGGTACAGGTGGTATTGCTATCCGTCATTGGTGGCATGATTTGATTGATAACCACAACCCATTTTTCTATGAACCATCAGATGATTATATGGTATTAGAAGAAAAATCAGAACGTGCGTTACCTTTTCTATCATTCAATCTATCAATTCGAGGTATCAACGCAATCATTATTCATGGTGATAGTTTAAGCCGTGAAGTCAACAATGTTTATTATCTACTGAATGATAAAAATGATTTCTTAGCATTTAGCACAGTAAATGTTATGCCGCAAAACAGGACGACAATGAAAGAGTTTAATGTTAGTCGGTATATTGATGAGCCAATAGATCACATTGAAGCAGACATTAATATGTGGCGAGACAATGTTGGTAATAAGTACGATTTTGCAGCTAAGTTTATTGAAAAGTATTCAAAATTAAAAGGAGTTAGTCATGAAGATAGTTAGCTTACAGAGCGTGGGATTGGTTGATGACATCGGCAATGATATTCATGAGTTTTTACACGGAGGAGATAAGTAATGGATAACGAAGATGAAAATGGTAAAAAGTGGTCATCTACGATGGCGTTCGCATGGTACGTGTTTGATAAGAGCTATACAGGAAGACCTATCGTTAATTGGATATGAATAGTTAAAGGAGCAAAGCGTGGCGGATAGAGTTGATAGCATTTTGAGAGACTACTTCTCTGGTCGTCTCGATTTAAAAATTAGACAACGCGAATATGAGTTGCGAAACGATCGTGGGCCAACCGATGAAAACATCGGCGGTGGTAAAGCGCTTAATAAACACGCAAGGCCGCTAGACGACATGATGATACGCTTGGAAAGCGATAAGACACTACAAACGTTAGTTAAGCAAAAGGAAGACGTCGAACGCTGGATAGCCACGTTTGAACCTGACAAGCAGAAAGTAGTTGCGTATTATTATGCAAGCAAGTCTGTCACGTGGGTAAAGGTGGCGCAGCAATTTCACATTGGTGAGAGTACTGCAAAGTCTTGGCGGGTGGAGGTTAAGCACATATTAGGGGCAGTATTATAGACAGATGTATATTGCAAGCTGTTTTCTGACTTTTTATGCAAATAAACGGTGCTATATTTATATCATCAGATAATTAAAAAAAGCAAGCATTCTAGACTAATCTAAGTGCTTGCTTTTAATGTGGAGGTAAATAAATGGATAGTGACACAATGAACTCAGTTATTGATTTTTTCAATAAAGAAAACAAATTTTATAGTGGGAAAGACAATCCAGATTGGACTGCCGAGAAAAACGATGGGTTCAGAAAAGGTATAGCCTACACAATACAAATGTTGAATATCATAAAGGAGACTACTTGTGATTAAAACCTAATACAGTTTCTAAATTAATTTTCCAGTTTTTCTTGTGTGGAATTCGTTCTGTATCTGAGCTTTTACGTTTAATCAATTCTCCTCTAGTCATCTTTGAAAAAGAGTCAAAATCTTTTTTAAAAATGAAGATTGCATTACCATAATTGAAATTTTCTAAGATAATAATACCATTTGGTAATTCTAAACCGATATATCTTTCAAAGCTATTAATGCCGTTAATATGGCCAACAATTTCAAAAGGAGGATTCGTGAAATAATCAATACGTTCCTGAGATGATTCCTGTATCTCTTTTTTGTTGCCAAGCTTTTGTAGAATTTTACTTCTAATATTTCCGGTACCAACAGGCAAAAATTCCCAATCTTTTTGTTTTTCTTCGATTAATTTATCATTTTCTGCTTGACTAGCGGATATAATACCACAGTTTCCGGTACTTTCCTGTAGAAGATTTAGACTAAACAAGAGATCATCATGAAAATTTTTTTCATCTCTATGTAATGGTTCTTGTATCCATATTTGTAACTGTATCTCACCCTTGCTTTGTTCCCTATCAATCTGTTTGATTGATAGATGTATGTCTCTCGGAAGTTCATATTCTTTTTGAAATACTGGTTTGGTAATTGTGGCAGTATGTGTTCCTTTGGAATAGTCGCCGAAGTTTGGTCCAGTTATGTTCCAAGATTTGTCCTCTTTGGGTAAATCTCTTAAGATTATGGTTTTACCTACTAAGTTGATTTTTGAAGTAGGTCCTTCTTTCTTAGACGGAATGAAATCAATTACCGATTTGTCGGCTCTTTTGCGTATCTTACAAAGACAGAGTCAACTATTGATAAAATATACTGGAAATATAGTCCAAAAGAATATATTGAATTTTTAAATAATGGTAATCAATTTGATTATCTTGACCAAAAATTAACTAAGAAATTCGCTGAATTTGAAAAATATTTTATCCCCATAGTTTCTGGAGAAGTAAAACTTGTTTTAATTTTTAATTATATTAAATCTATCTTTAAGTCTAAGCAGCATTGAGCGCATAAGCGCTTTTTATTTTGCAGTGAATGAGGAGAACGTTATGCAACAAGGACACCCAAGACATAAGCAGTTGAGAATAGCTAGACACGAAATGCATTTGCACAGTAGACATAAATCTTTAGTTGGTGTGGCTGCTATTAGTAAACTATTTTCTTCATTTGGAGAATCTACCAAAACGGCATACAAAAAGATACAAAAGGCATTTGGTGTTATTAACGAACCAACGTCTGTGCCTAATGTTGACCACGATAAGTTTGAGATTAAAGACATTGCGACAGATATGTTTAGAAACAATGCGGGAATAGTTGGTTATGGCAAGAGTCAGACGTTGTAAAGCTAATGGTTGTTTTAACATGGTTGAGTTACCCAAACATTACTGTGTTAAGCATGCCGACCAAGAACGTGTGTATGTTCCAAGAGATAAGCAAGCAACACACAGATACAATACAGTGACACGCAATCGTGATGATACTAAGCGTGGGCAGTATAACTTCTACCGGACAAAACAATGGGTTAACCTAAGACAGCGAGTGTTAGATGAACAGCATTACTTGTGTCAATACTGTAAGTGTGATGGTGTCATCAAGCAAGGCAAGACAGTAGATCACATCGTGCCGATTGAAGCATCCCCAAATGATAAGGCGGACATAGCTAATCTTGCAGTGACGTGTAGTAGATGTCATACATTAAAGACCAAGTGGGAACAATCATACTATGGTACTGGTAAAGACAATCAGTTGAAGCATGTTAGTCCTGTTAGAAGTGTAGCAATGATTAATAAGTTGATGAAACAAAATAGTCAATAAAATCGTTTCTAAGACGTTTTAAAGAGCTTCCGTGTGTTGATACCAAACAGAGTTTAAAACGCAAAATACCCCCGCCCTATTCGGTCAGACAAGAGAGCGCACACATATCGTCGTCTTATAAAAATGTTCAATTTTTAAAATTTTAAGGTAGGGGGGCTTGACAAGAAAGGAGGTGGTTAAGCGTTGGTTAAAAAAGTTGATAAAGATGTTAACGGCGGGCGTTTAACGATTACTCCTCCGGCCTACTTAGGACAGCAAGCGAAGGCGATTTGGCGTAAAGTTGTGCCTTTTTTAGAAACACAAAGCAGTGTCAATCGCATTGATTCTGGTTTAGTAGAAATGTATTGTACTCAATATGAAATCTATAGAAATGCTTACAAGCATGTGCGAGAAAACGGAGAAGTACAAGCAATTTATAAATCTGTTCAAGATTTCGAGGGCACCGTAATCGACAAAACGTTTCAGGGATACAAACGTAATCCTATGACAAATATTTATAGCGATTCCTTAAAGAACTTAGCAAAGATAGGGTCAGAATTAGGTCTATCACCAAAGAGCCGATCGGAGTTAATGGAATTAAGTGTGAATGATAATAGTGATGAAAGTTCAACGTCTCAAATGAAGGAGTTCTTTGCTGATGAAGAAGATTGATTTAACAATAAGTCATGATGTTATCGGCATCTATCATTCACTTGATTTTTCAGACATAAGGATGCGCTACCATGATGAGGGAACGCAATATGCTTTTGATGTTTTAGATGAAAAAATTGAACAAGGCTACTTTATTAAGTTGGCATCATTTAGACATTTACGTGACTTGCAAAGGCAAAGAGATGACGATTTTAAATTTCATTATTCTGTTAAGCAAGCCAAAAACATTCTTAAGTTTGCAAGTATATGCCCTAACGTTGATACAGGAGAGCCAACCGAATTAATGGACTGGCAAAAGTTTATTCTATCTCAAATGATAGGTTGGCGTAACGAAGATGGTGGCAAGCGTTACAGCCGTGTAATTGTTTCTGTTTCTCGTGGTCAAGGCAAAACATATATGATGGCCATCGTTCAAACATATTCATTCTTGGTAGAAACTATTGGACTTGAAAACCAAGATTTCTTAGTTGCTTCAATTAATTTTAAGCAAACCAATAAATTGTTTGGATACATTAAGAGTATGATGCAGAAATTAATCAGCAAGCCACCTTTCAAAACCTATGCAGAGGAAGTTGGATTAATGATACAAACCGACCAGATTATCATGAAGAAAAAGAACAATGTAATGCGTGCTATTTCTCATGAATCAGGTCAGTATGATAGTTTCCATTTCACTACAGCGATTGTTGATGAAATAGGAGAAATCAAAAGTCGTGATAAGATATCTAAAATCATATCAGGCCAAGTTAAGGTTAAAAATCGTCAATTTATTCAAATATCAACTTCATACCCAGACCCAACCGTTCCATTTCATGAAGACCAAAAGATGATCCAACAGGCTATGGAACAGGACTGGAATAGAGATGCTGATAGCTATCTTGGATTGATATGGGCTAATGATAGTCTTGATGAAACATTTAAGCCTGAAACTTGGATAAAAAGTAATCCGTTACTTAATTTGAAAAGCGAAAAAGATGTTTTGATGCAAGGGCTAGTAGATAAAAGAGACAGCGATTTGTTAGCTGGAACCATTAGCGATTTTCAGAATAAAAACCTTAACATGTGGTTGCAAGAATCAACAAATAGCTTTTTAAAGTTATCAGATGTTGAGCGTGCAATTACTGATAAGTTTGAAATTTATGGTAAGCAAGTTTACATAGGTTACGATTACTCAATGTTTAGTGATAACACAGCTATCGCATTTGTTTATCCATACATGGACAGTAAAGGCGAAAAGCACTGGCATGTGGAACAGCATTCTTTTATACCTTGGGAAAAAGCAGGAAGTATTGAAGCTAAAGAAAAGCAAGATGGTATCAATTACCGTGAGTTGGCTAAGAAAGGTTATTGTACAATCACATCACATCCACAAGGACTGATAAATGATGATCAGGTTTATCAATGGTTACTAAATTACGTAGAAGACAACGCTTTAGAGGTTGTCTTTTTTGGTTACGATGCATGGGGTGCAACGCCCGCAATTAAACAGCTCGAATTAAACACATCTTGGAACTTGATGGCCATTAGACAGCGGACTAGTGAATTAAAAGACCCTACTAAGTTCTTACAGTCTGCCTTTGTCGAGAGTTCAATTACACGGCTTGATGACAAAATAATGGAAAAAAGCGCTGTTGAATGCACAAGTCATTGAGGACAAGATAGGTATTCAGGTAGATAAAGCAAAAGCAACGCTAAAAATTGATGTTGTCGATGCTGTTATTGATGCCTTATATCAGGGGATGATACATTTTGAAGATTATTCAGATGTGAATGACCCTGAAAAGCAGATTGAACGAATGACACCACAACAGAAACTAGACTGGCTACTTAGTGATGAAGCCGGATTGATGGGAGACGAACTATGATTTTTAAACAACTATTGCCGTTTATTTGGCGAATATTTGACTTGTTATGTTATTTAGCAGCTCTGATTACGATTAATTGGGCAATGTTTAGCTTAAACCAAATAGCGGGTGGTGTTACTTTAGCTGTTTCATTTGCTGTTACAGGATTAGTTAGTGAATTGATTGCTAATAGCACACCGAAAGGGGGTGATTGATATTGCCATTATTTAACCCACGCTTTACAAACAGCTTAGATGTGGGTGGTGGTAACGAAATTAATTTTGATGATCCTGAAATTGTTAACTTTTTGAATCCGGTAGGTAAAGATGATTACGTAAGTGCAGATGTTGCATTGCGGAATTCGGACATTTACTCTACCGTTTTTCAATTAAGTGCAGATTTAGCTTCATCAAAGTTGATTACTGATAATTCGCAGAATCAGAGTATGTTGAATAATCCAACGACTTGGACGAACGGACATAGCTTTTGGCAAGCGGTGTATGCTCAACTATTGTTGGGTGGTGAAGCCTTTGTATATCGTTGGCGTAATCGCAACGGAATAGATATCAGATGGGAATATTTAAGACCTAGCCAGGTTAGCGTATTCCCGTTAGATGATTATTCCGGATTGTACTACAATGTTACATTCGATTCGCCGCTAGTTGGTATTAAGCAAAGCATACCATCAGGAGATATGATTCATTTTAGGTTGCTAAGTCAAAACGGTGGTGCAACCGGAATCAGTCCACTAAGGTCGTTGGCTAGTGAGTTGAAAATTAAAGACTCGTCTAACAAACTAACTATCAACGCTTTAGCAAAATCTGTTTTGACACCTGGTATTTTGGAAGTTGACGGCGGTGGATTAATGCAAGCCAAGCATAAATCTGCTTTGTCACGACAATTCATGAACCAGATCAATAATTCCAATGGCGGTCCAGTCGTAATTGACAAGCTAGAAACCTATACACCGCTTGAAATCAAAGGGGATGTATCCAAATTACTTGCTCAAACAGATTGGACTTCAAAACAAATTGCAAAAGCCTATGGCATACCTGATTCAGTTTTAAATGGACAAGGTGACCAACAAAGCTCATTAAAAATGATAGGTGGTGACTACGCCAAAGCTCTTATGAGGTTTGGACGTTCTATTACCAGCGAATTATCAAATAAGCAATCATCTTCGGTTGATATCGACATTAAACCAGCTATTGACCCAGTAAACGATGATTACACCACAAATATAAACGCATTTAAGCAAAGTAACACACTGACAGCTGCTGAAGCAAAGTGGTTGCTCAAAAAGACAGGGTATCTGCCACCTGACATGCCAGATATTCCTGAAACAAATACAGAAAGGAGTGAAGATATTGACCAAAACAATTGATATTAAAGGCACGGTTGTTGATGATGAAACTGCCGCGTTTTATAGTTTCTTTGGAATTCCTAGTGCTTCACCAAGTGCGGTTGCTCAAATCCTAAATGATGGAGATGATGACGATGACGTTGAAGTAAATATTGCTTCAAACGGCGGAGATGTATTTTCTGCTAGTGAAATTTACACTATGTTACGCCAATCTAAGGCTAATGTAACGGTTAACATTCAAGGCTTGGCAGCCAGTGCTGCAAGCGTCATTGCCATGGCTGGGAACAAAGTTAATATTTCGCCAACTGCTCAACTTATGATTCATCAAGCGTCTAGTTATGGAGGCGGTAACAAAGATGATCTAGCGCATGAAATTAATGTACTAGATGGCATTGATAAGTCGATTGCCAGTGCTTATGAATCAAAAACAGGTATGCCACAAGGCGACTTGCTTAACATGATGGCTCAAGAGACATGGATTGGTGCACAGGAAGCCGTTGATAAAGGGTTTGCTGATGAAATCATGTTTGTTGATGAAAAACAGGCAGCTTTCTCAAACGCAACAGCCAATATTGTGCCTAAATCAGCTGTTAACAAGCTGCTTAATCTACTGAACAAGTCCGAGAAGACTGCAAAACTAGAAAATACTACTAACGAAAGTCAACCTACGGATGCTCTAAAGCAAAGTAAGTTGGCTATTTTATTGGGAAAAGAAAAGGAGAAATAACCAATATGGCAGTAAATATTAACGATTTAAACGAAAAATGGGTGAATTTGGGACAAAAAGTATCTGATTTGCAAAACAAAGCACAGCTCATGGTTGATGATGATGCTACTTCTGCAGAAGATGTTGCTGATATCCAAACAAAAATTACAAATGCGATCGCCAAGCGTGACTTAGCGCACGAAAACTTGGTTCAAGCACAAGCCGAAAACATTGTCGATGACGATGTCGAGCCAGCTGCCAAGTTGACACCAAAAGAAAACGACTTGAAGAAAAAGTTTGTTGATAATTTTAAGGGCATGATTAAAGGTGTACCAACCGTGGTTAATCAAATTAATTCAAGCACTGATTCGGGCGGTAACGCTATTGGTTTGACTATTCCACAAGATATTCAAACAGCTATTCACACGCTTGTTCGCCAATATGATGCCTTGGAACAATATGTCAATGTTGAATCAGTATCAACTTTGTCAGGTTCACGCGTATACGAGAAATGGTCTGATGTTACACCATTGGCCAACTTGGATGCAGATGATGCGGCTATTGGAGATAACGATGACCCTAAGTTAGCACTCGTTAAATACCTTATTAAGCGTTATGGAGGTATTTCAACTGTAACCAATACACTTTTGAATGACACGGCTGAAAATATTTTGGCATGGTTGTCATCATGGATTGCTAAGAAGGTTGTTGTTACTCGTAACAAGGCTATTATTGCGGTAATGAACGCCGCACCTACAAAGCCAACCATTGCCAAGTTTGATGATGTTAAGGACATGGTATCAACTGCCGTTGACCCTGCTGTTGCAACTACGTCATTCTTCTTGACTAACGTATCAGGATTGGCTGTTTTGAATAAGGTAAAGGACGCAATGGGAAACTATTTGCTACAACCAGACCCTACACAGTCAGATGTAAAAGTTATCGATGGTAAGCAAGTTAAAGTTGTGGCTGATCGTTGGTTGCCAGATGTTTCAGGTTCGCACCCATTGTATTTTGGTGACTTAAAGCAAGCTGCCACATTGTTTGACCGTGAACAATTGTCTTTGTTGTCAACGAACATTGGTGCCGGTGCTTTTGAAAAGGACTTGACTAAGATTCGTGTGATTGATCGCTTTGATGTTGTAGCAACGGATAAGGAAGCGTTTGTTGCCGGTTCATTTAAGACAATCGCTGACCAAACGGCTAACTTTACGGCTGGCAAGTAATTAAACTTACTCGCTTAGGAAATAAACAGTACACGAAAGTGGGCGGGTGTTAGGAGGTTGCATGACAGTAACTTTAGATAATTTGAAGGTATCTTTGCGAGTTGACTCTACCGTTGATGATGATTTGTTAAATGGATATATCTTAGCAGCGACCAATTACATTAAAAACGCTATTGGTACTGATGACAATAAATTCTATGCTGATGATAATATCTCTTCACTTGTAGATGTAGCTACCATCGCTTTGGCAAGTGGATATTATACCTTTAGGACATCATTATCATTAGTTCAAGCCTTTCCAGTTGATTTAGCTACTAATTCCATTATTGCTCAATTACGAGGTAATTATGCTGATTATTTAGCAGAAAAGGGGGCGTTCGATGGCGATAAATCCACTTGAGTTTAATGAACGTGCTGAATTTGGCGTTGAGGGAACAACTGGTTACAATCCTAAGAATGGTAACGCCATAAAAGGATTTGTGGCATCGTTTTCAAGATGGTTTGGTTATCGAACACAAAACTTAACGCAACAGTACACATTTGCTGGCAACAACATCACTGAAACAATATTGATTGCTATTCGCCATGATGATTCAGTAGTAAAAACACTAAACGTTAAGATTAACGACACTATTTATAGTATCTACAATATCAGTCCCGATAAGTCGTTTGGGCGTGATACTGTTGACCTCATAACCTTACAAAAGGTGGTTAAAAATGGCTGATTTATCTGAACAACTTGATGAAATGTTGCAAGAAATAGGCGGTGTTGTTAACTTGACGATTGAAGAACGTGAAGAAATTACACAAGCCGGTGCAGATGTACTTGCTAAAAACCTAAAACAAGCAACAAAGGATGCGGGCCACTACAACGCTAATCGTGAATTTGGTAAAATGCAGCATTTAGCCGATAGTGTTGAGATAGGGAAATTAATTGGTACTGTATCAGATGGAAGTAATGCGGTTGGATATACAAAATCTGATAAACAAGGTATTAACCACGCTCGTTTAGCGCACTGGTTAAATGATGGTACTAGACGAATTACCAAAGACGGTAAAATCGTTAATGTACCTGGTGATAGCTTTATAGATAAAGCTCGTGATAATTCTTCGGAAGAAGTGTTAACAGCGCAATCAAAAGTCTTCAAACGAATTGTTGAAGGGAAAAGAGGTCATTCATGACAGCGGTAATGGATACCTTTAATTTAATAAAAGAACACGTAACTTGGGCTGATGGTATTTATCCTAAGTTAATCCCACAAGAGGTGCCTGCTAGTCAGACATCTCTTTTAATTAGGGATGCATATAGCAGTTTAGGCAGTTATGGTAACGATACGTTTAATACTATCGAGCAAAATGTCGTTATTCAAATTTATTATTCATTGGATAGTGATTTGGATTATGACGATGTAGAGATTGAACTGATGAAGTTCTTAACTGCAAATGGTTATACGATAGCCGACATTAAAGGTAGAGTATCACAATCTCCCGAAATTCCACAGGATTATCAAACTATTCAAGTTACACGGAACAAAGTTATAAAGGAGAAATAATACATGGCAACATTAGGAATTGCGGGTGCTAAATTAGCACTGGTAGACAAGAAAGGCGGCGTTTTAACCGGCGCTAACGGAATCTTCAAATACACAGATAAGGCAACATCAGATAAAAATGGTATTTTTGATGTAACAATTGATAATTCATACGGTGTTGCTTCTGTTGCACTAACGAATTTGTTTGGTTCTACTACTGATATTTTCGGTGGCAACAAATTAGTTTACAAGTCAGCTGGTAAGGGTAATGCTCAATCAGTGCTTACAATCAATGCGTTGCCAAATGAAATCAAAATGGCTGTGCTAGGTATGCCATCTGATAGTAAGGGTGGCTTCACTATTACAGGTAAGGCAGACCCTAATAACAGAGTTGCATTTTTGGCTGAATCAGCGGAAGCGTTTGATATTAACAAGCCTGTATATATTGGTATGTATATGGGTACGGCATCAGAAGCTAGTCATAATTTGACAAGTAACAACACCAATGACAACCGTGCCACTGATGCAATTACTATTGCTCATTTGGAACGTGGTGATGATGGATTTGGTAAGTATTTCTATAGTTCAGCACCAAAATTCGATAAGTCAGCTATGTTGGCAGATGTCTTCAAGACGGTCGTACCAGGACTTGGTGTATAAATTCACAAGCCGCTAAGCGGCTTTTTATTATGTCTCAACACGAGGCTCCAAAACTAAAATCATAGGAGAAAATACATGACTACAAGAGTTAGCAAAATTAGTGCAAAGAAAGAATTAGGAGTTGCCAAGCTGTTTGATGTTTCTAAAAGTTCAAAAAACGTTAGAAAAACAATGGCTTTGCAAAAAGTCATGACACATTACCAAATTGTTCAACTTAAAAATGAAGAAGCTGAAAAAAATCTTGATGGTGATAGCATTGAATTTCTTGAATTACAGGAGTCGTTCATTGATGAAAGCATGAACGTACAGGACGAAATGAAAGACTATGTCGTTAATGTTCTTAAATTAACAGATGATCAAGTTGATGCCTTTGACGAGATGACATTAGAGGAGCAAATGGCATTTTCTAGCAAAATTGGTGCAACCGTCATGGAAGCTGATTTAAAAAAGGCTGGTGAAGAAGACAAGGGTTTAAAGGGTTAACTGAACGCTACGATTTTTTAGATACGGCGATTCAGGATTTTGACTTCAATGAACAAAATGTTTTCAAACATTATCACATATTGCCCTCTCAATTTGAAGAAGAGGACTTTTACCGTTTGAACGAGGTATTAAGCGCTCAAAGTCAAGAAGACCGACCAATGACTGGTTCGCAGTTCATGGCTTCATTGGGTATCGACCCAGAAACGGCAGAACAATCTATTTAGAAAGGAGGACATTAAATGGCAAAGCAAATTGTTAATGAAATGGCTACCAACCTGACACTTGATTCTAAGAGTGCAGCGGCAGCGATTAAACAATTAACGCAAGAAGTTAAGAGTGCTAGTGCTGAATCCAAGATAATGGAAAATCAGTATAAGGCAGCAGGCGATACGCTTAATGCTTCAAAAGCCAAATACGAGGGCTTGCAAACCACTATCGAAAAGCAAAAAGCTAAGGTAGATGATTTAAAACAAGCTTTGGAAAACAACAACACGACCACTAAAAAAGGTCAAGAGTTGCAAACCTATTTAACTAATGAATTAGCTAAAGCAGAACGTCAATATGCTAGTTACAACGGTCAACTTGCTAAGGCAGAACAGGCTTATAAGTATCAAGAGTCAGGTCTTGCCAAGCTGAATGAAGAAATTAAACACGGCAATGATCTAACAGACGCGCGTGTAAAAAAACTTGAAGCCGAGGGTAACAAAGAAGAAGCTCAAAAGGTTAAACTTGACAACCTGAAAAACGTTCAAGAAAAGTACAATCAGATGTTGACCATTCAAAAGAATGAGTTAAACAAGCTATCTGAAAGTGGTGATAAGAATAGTGATGCCTATAAGCGTCAACAGTTACGTGTTGAGCAGATGGGCGCTAAGGTTGCTGAAACCACTCGTGATATCAAACGGTTTAATGAGACTGATATTAAACCGGAAACACGTGGTCTCAATCATGTTAAGGAACAATTAAGTAGTCTTAATCAATCTTTGGAAGGTACAAGGAGCCACTTAAAATCGATTTTTCTTGGTAATTTAGCAGCTAATGGTGTTACTAGTGCTCTTGAATCCATGAAAGACAAGTTTACGGACTTGATTCGCGAGGGAGCTGAATATAACAAAGAGCAGCAAGTTATGGCAGCTACTTGGGACACGTTGACTGGCGATGCTAAAAAAGGTCAGGCAATGGTTGATAGCGTCAACTCAATCAGTACAGCTTTTGGTCAATCATCAGACTTAACCAACGAACTTGAACAACAGTTCTATCACGTATTCAACCAACAGGGTCCAACCGACACGTTAACAAAATCTGTTTTGACGATGGCTGATACAATCGGTATGAGTGCTGATGAAACACAACGCTTAGGGCTTAACTTCACTCACATGATGTCATCCACCAAGTTACAACTTGGTGATTTCAACATGATTACCGACCAACTACCTATGTATGGTGAAAAACTGTTAGAGTTTGAGCAACAACAGCAGAAAAACCATAATCTAACAATGGCACAGTTACGTGATCAGATGTCGGCTGGTAAGATATCTGCTGAAGATGCTGAGAAAGTCATGAATGAGCTTGGTGAAAAGTATTCTAAAGCTTCAGAAAACATGATGAGTACTACAGCGGGTATGGAGCGTGTTATTTCTGCTCGTGGTACAGCTTTAGCGGGCGCTTTGACTAAACCAATAATGGAAGCTAAAAACCCATTATTTGGTGCGGTATCTAAATGGGTTAGTGATAAAAATACTGAAAACGAATTTACTAAAGTAGGTGATTCAGTTAGTAAGTCTTTTAGCACAATAACCGAAGCCTTTGGCAAGCAGTTTAAAAGTTCAACATTTACCGAAGGTGCTGACAATTTTATGAAGTCATTGTCAACTAATATTGAAAAATTTGGTGATTACATCGCAAAGCATGCAGGTGACATTACCAATTTTTTCAAGATGACGAAAGAATTAGGTGGAGCTGGCTTTGGTATTGTGGGTTCTACACTCAAAGTAGCCATACCTTTATTAGAACGACTAGGAAGCTTTGCATCTAAACACCCTACGACATTCAAAGTGTTAGCAGGAAGTATTATAGGGCTAAATTTAGCACTAAAAGGTACATTAGGTGCTATTAAAGCATTTGATACAGTAAAGTCAGTGTTTGGTGGTATAAAAACAGGATTAGGTGGATTAAAAAAGGCTGGTAAAGGCGTTGGTAAAGCTTTCAAATGGACTGGTAAGCTACTACTAAATGGTGCTAAAAAAGCATTGAGCGGATTTGCAACCTTTGCTAAGGGTACAGGTAAAGCTATCGGTAAAGGTCTTAAATTTACCGCTTCAATTGCTACCAAGGGCGCTAAATTAGCAATGGCCGGATTAGTCAAGGCCGCTAAAGTAACCGGCAAGGGACTAAAACTAGCTTTTAATTTCTTGAAAGCTAATCCGTTTATTTTAATCATCACAGGAATAGTAGCCGTTGTTGCTGCCTTTGTTGAACTGTATAAACATAATAAGAAATTCAGGACATTTATCAATGGACTTGTTAAAGGTGCACAAGACTTTTTCAAGGGTATTGGCAAGTGGTTTGGTCAGGCTTGGAAAAAGATAAGTAAATTCTTTGGTGATGTTATTGGTTTTGTCAAAAAAGACTGGAAAGAGATTTTACTACTATTAGTTAATCCATTTGCGGGCGCTTTTGCTTTGTTGTATAAGCACAACGCCAACTTTAAAAAGAACGTAGACAACCTAGTGAAGTCCGTTGTTGGGTTCTTTAAAGACCTTTGGCGTAACGTCACGGATATCTTCGGCAATATTGCCGACTTTATCAGTTCTACATTGAGTGGCATCGGCAAGTTTTGGGATAAGACTTGGAATACGATCTTTGGTACGGTCAGAAATATCTGGAATTACATTAGTAAACTTGTACATGACTCAATCAGCGGTATATCTGATGTGATCGGCAACGTCCTAGGTGGTATTGGTAACGTATGGCGTGGTACATGGCAAGGTTTGAGTGATTTCTTTGGTGGTATTTGGAAGAGCATCAAGGGTTTCGCATCGGACGGTATCAACGGTGTTTTGAACGTCATTAACGCTGGTGTTGATGCCATTGATAGCGTGTGGAAGTTCTTCACAGGTCATGAAACATCAATCCACCACTTGCAACCCGTCAAGTTTTCCCAAGGTGGTGTGGTCACACAACGCTTAGCCATGGTAAATGACGGTGACGGCCCCGACTGGAAAGAACTTATTCAATTGCCTAACGGTGAGATGAAGATGTCTCAAAAGCGTAATGCAGTTATGCCATTGCCGGTTGGGACACGTGTCTACAACGGTGCTGAAACTAAGGCTATCATGAACTACGCAGGCATTAAGAAGTATGCTAACGGTGGTGTAGTCGGTGGCGCTATTGATTGGGCTAAGGGTGCGCTATCTAACGTTGGCAGTTGGATTGGCGATAAATTTGATGCTATTGACTCATTTTTGAAGAACCCGCTTAACGCTGTTATGGGGCTTATCCAAAAAGCAACCAGCGGTTTAATTGGTGGTCTAGGAAACTTTGGTCAACTAGCTAGTGGAACGTTAGATAAGCTCATGTCGCCAATTTCAGATTGGTTTACTAAGGGGCTTAAAAAGGTTCAAGAAGAAGGTCAAGGAGCACCAGCAGGTGCAGGCGTTCAACGTTGGGCTGAACAAGTTAAGTCAGCTTTGTCGGCAAACGGTTTGAGTACGTCCGAAGCTATGGTGCAAAAGGTGTTGCGTCAAATTCAGACGGAATCAGGTGGTAACGAAAAAGCAGTCCAAGGTAATATCGGTGACGTGAACAACGCCAGTGGTGACTTAGCTAAGGGTCTTATGCAGGTTATTAGTGCAACGTTTAATGCGTTTAAGTTCCCTGGCCATAACAACCCTTTTAACGGTTATGACAGTTTGTTGGCTGGTCTTAATTATGCTAAAAACCGCTATGGCTCAAACTTGAGCTTTTTGGGTCAAGGTCACGGCTACGCTAATGGTGGTCTGATCACACAACATCAAATTGCTGAAATTGGTGAGGGCAACAAGCCAGAAATGATTATCCCGCTTGATGGCATGAAGTCATCACGTGGCTTTGAGTTGCTAGGTAAGACGGCTGTGGCTATGGCTGCACGTGACGGCCAGACAAGTCAGGGTATGTCTGACAGTTCTGAAGTCACGCAGTTGTTGAACCAGAACAACCAACTACTTGGCGTCGTGACACAAATTTTGGGGGCTATTCTCAGTGAAACTGAAAATGGTAATCAACCGCTTAGCGCTTTATCAATCAATAGATTGAGCCGACTTATCACAAGCAGTACAGTCCGTAGTGCGAATTAGCGAAAATCTCGCCTTTGAAAGAAGACAATTCGATAAGTTTTATCGGGCGGGTATTAGGAAGGAGAAAACATGAATACAGATGACGGTTTTGATTTCCTGCCAGCGAAATACCTTTTATCAAATGCTAGAGGCGAGCAAGTCAACTTGGTTAGCAGCAGCATACTTGGTTATACGCCCACCGGTCTAGGGGTTGCGTTTTCTAATTCTTATTCTCAATATGATAATTACTTTTCTTTGACAAAATCCAAGATTAATCAAGGACAAATGAGTTTGAATATCCTATTTGGAAACGTTGAATCAGATTCATACCTGACTTTCAGCTCGTTCGCAACATTTCTTTCATATCAACCCCTAACACTATCCTACGTGTCACCCGCCGGAACTTGGAAGAGAGATGCACGTGTCGCATCGCTGAATAAATCAGAACTTGGCGGCGGTGTGTCTGCGACTGACAAGTTAAACGAATCGTTCACTCTAGACTTCGTAAACCCTTGGTATAACAATAAATCAGTTCAATACATCAAATATAAGAGTGATCCGAATTTAGCGGTGTTCGGCAGAGGGTATTTTAACGCAAACGGTAAAAAGTATTACTACGCATACGGAGACAGCGCAAAACGCAACCTCTCGTCTAACCAGATTACCGACAGATCAACATTAACAAGCTAAAAAGGAGAATTATAAAATGGCATATGAACCATATACGTGGAATCAAAACGAAGTCATCACAAGCGAGCGATTGAACCACATTGAAAGTGGCGTTTCAGAATTAGATATGGCCGCAGTCCATAAGCACGAAAGTGAAGAGATCGATGGCGACAAAAAATTTACCGGAGAAACGACATTTTTAAACGGTAAAAACGGCTTACGTGTCACGGGCGACGGCATTCAAAGAACGTCCGACGGCGGCACAACGTGGGTTAATATTTAATGGAGGTATAAATCGTGAGATATATTAGAAATATTTCTGATGACCAAAACAAGTCTGGCGACACAGACAACATATTCAGATTTAACCTACTTCAGGATGAGGATATTTTCAACTTTGGCGACTATCCGATTTCCGTTAACATCGCTAATTCTAGCGGGTACATACTTAGTATGGTTCCGGAAAAGGAGTTTGGTAACTCGGTCGTAAAATTAGACTTCAATGACCAGTCGCTTAAAAGTCTAACACCAGACAATTATCTGCTTGAAGTAGAAGTTAAATTTCCGGACGGAACAACTGCGACTTTTCCCACAAAGGGTGGCATGCAGTTCTCCGTTAATAGCAACTTAAAAAATACTGCTGGACAACTCGTACCGACTGTTACGTTTGATGAAGTCTTGAATGCTGTTGATAAAAAGGTAAATAATTATCTAGCAACAGTCGCAAAAGGCGATAAAGGTGATACTGGTGTAATTGACACATCAAAAGACTACACTTTTACCGGAGCGAACACGTTCAACAAAAAAATCATTGCTCTAGCTGGTGTTCAAGGTAATGCAGATACAGCAACAAAGTTGCAGACAGCACGTGCTATCGGTGGCGTATCATTTGACGGCACGCAAGACATTAACTTGCCTGGTGTAAATACTGCTGGAAATCAGGACACGACAGGAAATGCAGCTAGTGCTGATGCTTTGAAGGGAAAAGAATTAAAAATCGACAACATTAATGTTGTCACATCAGATATGTTGAAATATGCCGGTATTTGGGGAGTGAACACTTCAGTTATTAAAGGAATGCCTAATATCGCTTTTGCTATTATGGAAGTGGTACCTTACCCAAATAATAAGACATCAGGTGTTATTAAATTATCATCTACATTTGATTTTGTTGACGGCGTTAAAGTTGGATTTCAAAGTTATATTGGATATGTTATAAGTAGCACTATAGCCACTTGGGATAAATTACCAGATGATAACAAGCTTGTTCACAACACAGGCAACGAAACAATCGCTGGCGACAAGACGTTCACAGGTACAAATACATTTACACAACCAGTTATTGGTTCATTAAAAACCCGAGAAGCAACATTTACAGATTTTGCTGATGTTGCGAAAAATATGTTTAAATATACTGGAAATTGGCAACTAACAGGTAGTAGCCCAATCAAAAATAGTCCTTATGGCTCAACCCAAAGATCTGCTTATGTAACAGTTAATTCTTCTGGTTTTAATGACGCTGGTTTAATTACGTTTACTGATACATCATGGGAACAAAAAAGGTATTACATCGCAATTGTTGCGGGTGGGGATTTCACAAATTGGATAAGATTATCTGATGACAGCAAGGTTGTTCATAATACCGGTACAGAAACGGTTGCTGGCGACAAGACTTTTACTGGTAATAATACATTTACAGGTCAAACTTCTTTTTGGTTCAAGCAAATTAAATGGACTAGCGGAATAATGCAAGGAACTTGGTATATTCAAAGAATGGGAAACTGGGTCAACGCTAAGTTCGATATTTCTACAAATACTGGAACAGGGAATACAGAACTTTCATTACCAGTTGGTTATCGTCCGTTGTCAAAGTTCGTAGGAGAATTGGAGAAAGGTACGGCTGGAGTTAGTCAAAACGGAACATTATATATTTCAAGTGCTTATACTGAATATTATGGAATGACATTCAGCTACCCAACTAACGACGCTTGGCCTACGGCATAACGCAAAAATATTAGTATGTATTTATAAATAAGGAGTATTTATTATGACAATGACAATTTCAACACAAGTGACACAAATGCAACCGGCATTTAAAGACGGAAACATGGTTTTAGGAAGCGTAACAGTGGTTGTGAACTTCCAAGAACCGCAAAACTACTTTGGCGGTCAAGTCGTGTTGACAAACACAGATGACGGTATTTCATTCACAACAACGCAAGAAGAACTACAAGATCTAGCGATTGCAAAAGCTAAGGCTATGATCGCATCATCAGAATTACCGGCTGCCAGCTAAATAAAAAACCAAGACTATTGTCTTGGTGTACATACCACTTAACATAATTGGAGGTGTTAAACATGAGCGGAGAACGAAGTCCTGTCTATATCGAGGCAGATAACCAACACACGCGTGAACATGCTATGAATTTTAAAAATGATTCAGAATACTGGGGAACGCAATACGGTAGCCCAATGTTAATTGAAATTATTGGCCCGCTAACTTATAACCCTGAATGGCGCATTGTCCAAAATGGTAATCTTGTTGCTGATGCAAAGTTCTTGGTTACACTGGCTAATAATCAGCGTTTGGTTATCTCAAGTTATCCAGAAGACATGTATGCCAGAGTATATAACCCAGACAACACCTTTAGTGATGTTAGTCAATATAGTGATTTTACTAAGGCGAACTATCTGCGTGTACCGATTGGCGAAAGCGTCCTATTAGTAACCGCAGACTATGGTAGTGAGATTAACGTGACTTTTAAGGAAGAGAGGTTACTAGTATGAGTTTATCTCTTCTTGTCACGATATTTAACCAAGATTTAACGATTTCTGGAACTTACCCTGCGTTAGGATACTCGCTAATGTTTGATGCGTTGTCTAATCAGACAAGCACCGTGATGTTAAAGAGTGTACCAAATATAAAAGAGGGCGATTATATCGCATTACGAGAAAATAATAGTGATCATGTTATGTATTACGGTCAAATCGTCACGATTGATACCGATAGCAATAGCGGCATCATGACGCTATCATCTAACTTTATCTGGAATGTATTAAACGGCGATATTCTAGTTACAAATCGCACTGGAAGCAGTTATGAGGCGCACTTAAAAAGCCTGATTACAAAATATTCATCAGCAGTGGCGAATGTTTTTCAGGATATTACCGTTTTAACCAACACACCTTACGAAGTAACGAGTTCAAACGGCACAGCGAATAAAAATTTCATTGATTATATCATTCGCGGTTTTAAGCTACATAACGTAGTTATTGCAACAACGAAAATAGGTCAAGGCACGCTAACTAATGGCGAGCCTTTTTTTTATCCGAAAATTGAGATTAAACAAGAAACAGATGTTATGAATTTCAGCGATAAAATCGTGTCTCTCAGAAACTGGAAAGTCACTGATAGCCGATTGTTACGTGGTTATGCCAACGAGTTATGGCTTGTCGATAAAGCCACTGCCGATATGGAAAATCCTACTATAATGGGCAAGTATTGGTTGCAGACGGACGGTTTGGTCGTTAATCGTATTAGTGATTTAGTTAATCAGCCGACACAATTGGCGATTTATCTATATGACAAGACGGCAACCGACAACCCGGACAACGACAGCATTGGTCGGGTTAATTTAGGCGGCAATTCGTACAGTCACAACATTCAGTTTTCGGTCAACATCAACAATAACTTTGTTTCGTTTAGTGATTTAAAACTCGGAATACAATCAAACATTTTTTATCAAGATAGAATTTACAAATCTATATTAACTGGCTATGAATTATCAAGCGATTCAGATGATATTAACCTAACTTTCGGTAATTTACGGTTTGGCAAAAAAGACTTGGTAGATTCAGATATTTAGAAAGAAAAGGAAAAATAAAATATGGCAATTACTATGTACCAAAGTGACCGAAACTTCGTCACACCAGCTAATGATGCGAGCTTGTACTCAGCGCTAGGCGGAGATACATCTGGCGTTATCAGTAGAGGGAAAAATTTAAAAGTCACGATTAACGGGTTGGTCGCAACAGTTGACACTGGTCAAGTTGTTGTTCTAGGACGCTTAGTTGAAGTCGTTACACCTACACAGATCACTCTGCCTGCCAATTCACAGGGGCAGTTGTGTATTGTTGTTGATTTAAGTAAAACAAATGACGTCACGGGGAAAGCTGGCGATTCAGGTTATACAGTAAACGTGAAACAAGTTTATCTTTCTGTTGTCACTGGAAGTTTGACACAAGATGACATCAACAATGGTGGTTTTATATACGAGCTTCCGATTGGAACGTTTACATCAAATTCAACGACTGCAACTTTTGAACAGAAAAACCCTTTACTCCGTGATACAGGCTGGAAAAACATGCCTTTGGCAGACAACGCAAAATTCAATCCTGGTTCAAACAAATATGCTCGTTATCGCGTTCTAAACGGTATTGTGACGATTATGTTTGACGGTGTTGATGCTACTAGCACAAGCGGAAAAAGCGAGTTATTTAAACTACCATCAGAAATCGTTCCGAACATTACGGACTTTCAGGCGATGTTGTTCCAAATTAACAACTTCGACGATAACAATACTGACGTTTATCCGGTTACTGCCGTTCTCGATACACGCCGAATATACGCGCGTTGGAACACACATTGGTTTGGGGTAGGTTCTTTGACGCACGCGTCTGGAACGATGATTTACTCGCTTGGTTAATGCGTATTCTAATATTGAAAGGGGAGATGCGATGGAAAGAATTGCAATTTTAATCGGAGAGATTGGTGGTGCTGGTGCAGTAGTTTTTGGGGTATTTTTCTACTTATTCAAAAGCACATTCAAGCAAATGATTGAGCCTTTGGCTAAGTCGATTGACCGCCTTAGCTTTAACGTCGAGGCGCAGACTACGGCTATCAAGGAGCAAAAACTCAAGCTTGAGACACTCGAAACACGTGTAGACAGTCACGAGACACGCATTGTGGTCATTGAACATGATCATATCACTGGAGGAAGAAAATGAAACAATCTAATAAACTGAAACACTTGGCGATTACTGCAACAGCGGTAGTCGCTTTTATTATGGGCGCAGGTAGCGTATCGGCTGACACAAACGGTATTGATGTTGCGAGCTATCAAGGCACAACAACAAGCTATTTCAGCCAGTTTAAGAGCTATGGCGATAAGTTCACTATGGTTAAGCTAGGCGGACGCGGTGGCGGTGAGGGTAGTCATTATGTCAATCCTAAAGCCTACGCACAAATTCATAACGCTGATGCCGTTGGTATGCAAACTGGTGGCTATTTCTGGGGCGAGTTCGGTGATTCAGTGAGTGAAGCGAGTTATCACGCACAACTAGCTGTACAAGACGCACAAAACGCTGGATTAGCCAAGGGTAGCTACATCGCTTTGGATTATGAAGCAGGCGCTGGTGCTAACAAGGCTAATAACACCACAGCTATTTTGACGTTCATGGACGCGATTTACGCTGCTGGTTATAAGCCAATGCTTTATTCTGGTACTTATTATGTGAATGCGAACATTGATTTGAACCGTATCAACGCACGTTATCCAAACGCTTTGTGGTTAGCTTGGTACTCGACCACTGCGCATCAAGCAACGCCACCTATGCAATACTTCCCAAACTATTCTAACGTGAAGATTTGGCAGTACGCAGATAATCATTTCGGTGTTGACGGCAACGTCATGGTTGTTGGTTCGCTGGATAACAACACGCCAGCGGAAGACGTAGCTAAGCCAACTAACCGCCCAACTGACGAACAACCAGCAGCTACTGCCGATAAGACGCAATATGCGACATTTAGTGGCGTTTATGTGGCTGACGTTTGGAAGAAGTGGCAAGGTAAGTATTATGGTGTCAACAAAGACATGGGTATTCCGGTCATTGACTACAACAACTATATGCCTGTCGGCGCTATTACTTTGACTGATAAATACGGTCACAAGCTACGTAATCAATACATTCAAGGGAACAACGGACGTATGGAATACTTTACGCTTGACGGCGAGTATAAGGTGCTAAGCCAGACAGCTACGGCAGTTGAAGTGCAAATGAACGGCGAACCCGTTTGGATGATGAAGTCGTTCGCGACAATCAAATGAGGAGATCACATGACATTTAATATTGATTCAAACATTGCAATTTTAGTAATTACTTGGCTCGTGGTACAAGTTTTAAAGCCAACTAAGGTCGCTAATCATCTCTTGCCACTGATCGCGGTTGTTGTCGGTGCGTTGGTAGCAGTAGGGCTATCGTTCTACACACACGACACCAAACTTGTACAAGATGTTGTACTTGGCGTGTGGGCTGGTTTTGCATCAACCGGCCTGAACGAAACAGCAACGAAGTCAATTACTTCAATTATCAATGGATTTGCAAACGGATTTGGTAAGCCTAAAAACTGAATAAACTAAAACACCCAACTGGACTAAACTCTGGTTGGGTGTTTTTGTTTGTAACCAATTAGAAACTTGCGCATAAGAACGTTTGTTCGTATAATGAATTATACAACAAATGTTCGAGGCGATGGCATGGGAAAGATTGAATATGACTACAATTTAGAGAAACGCCGTGTGTTCTTTTTGATTGACTCAAAGAGCTTCTATGCAAGCGTGGAAAGTGTAGAGCGGGGTCTTAATCCTTTAAAGTCGATACTAGTTGTGATGTCTGAACAGGAAAACACAAACGGTGGTTTGGTACTTGCTGCATCCCCAATGGCTAAGAAAAAATTAGGGGTGAGCAACGTTATGCGACAACGTGATGTACCACAGGACAAAAGCTTGATCATTGCACCACCACGAATGAATCTGTATATCAAAGAAAACCTGAAAATTAATAGCATCTATCGAGAGTATACTACCGAAGACAAAGTACTACCTTATTCGATAGATGAGTCAATTCTAGATGTCACTGATACATGGGAATTCTTTGGTGATACACCACAATTTTTAGCTCGAATAATACAAGAACGTGTGAGAAACGAGACCGGCATTTACTTATCCGTTGGTATTGGTGACTCACCAGTATTAGCTAAAATAGCACTGGATATTGAAGCTAAGAAGGCACACAACTTGATGGCCACGTGGCACTATGAAGATGTACCAGAAAAACTTTGGCCAATAACTGAACTCACTGATATATGGAGCATTGGTAGGCGGACGGCAAAGAAATTAAATGATATGGGTATCAATTCGATGTATGACTTAGCACATCAAGACCCTTATATTTTTAGATCAAAAATGGGACTAATGGGTGAGCAGTTGTATGCCTTATCATGGGGGATTGACCGTTCTGACTTAACCGAAAAGGTTGTTCCAAAGAGTAAGTCATATAGCAATTCACAGGTGTTACCACGTGATTATCGCAAACGCGAAGAGATTGAAATCGTTATTCGTGAAATGGCTGATCAAGTAGCATCACGAATTAGATCCCACAAAAAACAAACTAGCTTAGTGAGTTTGTCAATTGGCTACTCGTTTGCTGAAAGTGAGAAACGTGGTAGTCACGGCTTTAGAAAGCAAATGCGAATTAACCCCACAAATGACACACGGACACTCATGAAGATAATGGTGGGGTTGTTTGAGAAGTATTGGAACGGTGAAGTCATTCGTAACATTGGTATTGACTACGGTGGCTTGATTGATGATGTGGGTATTCAACTCAATCTATTCGCACAACCTGAAACGCAAATCAAAACCAACAAGATTGATAAGGTAGTGGACGACTTACGAAAGCGGTTTGGTACAACCGCAGTTATGCGAGCCATGTCGAAAGATACTGGCGGAACAGCAATTAACCGTGCATCATTAGTCGGTGGCCACAATGGGGGGGAATAGCTATGAATGATGACTTCGGTAGGCTAGTGACTAGCTATTTCAAGAATGATTACCGCGAGCGTGGCAAGGTTAAGTGGAACGGTTATTTTCTATCGGACCATACTTCATCATTAAAAAGTGAAGCACACGAACGGCACCAACAAACTAAGAGATTACCTAGAATGACTGTTGAAGACATTAGACAAACGTTGATGCACGCTTTAATTGAATATCACGAAGTAATTATCCAGCAAGACGTGCAGGACGAGACAGGTAAGCTGTTTAAAAACATTGTTGGCGGGATAGACGGATTTTCTGATCGTGGTGTAGTCGTAAATAAGGAACATATATTATTTGAAAATATCAGAGCAGTGAAGGAAGTATCAGTAGATGACAGACGAAGTTATTGAAACCATTAATTCGTTATTTTTAAAAAAGCCAAATACAATTTATGAAGTACGCATTGTTAATGAAGTGTACAAGCACACCGTGAATATGTTTTTTGAATACTATCGAATTGGTTATGCAACTAAGTCACGACAAATTGCACGGTTCAATGAAATGACTAAAGACCAACTTGATGAATTGGTAGCAAGAATAAAAAAAGAAACCAAACTAACTGTTGTGTTGGATGGTTTCTGA